TGGTCGGGGCGAGAGGATTTGAACCTCCGACCACTTGCACCCCATGCAAGATACAAATCATATATAATCAATGTCTTAGTATATTTTCTTCCCATATCTGAGCAGAATTGTACCATAGTATCCATGCTGGTTGCGGGGGAGTCATGGGAAGGTTTTGAACGCTGCATATGCTATTCGCAAACAGCATACACGGCGTCAAAACCGATACTCAACATAGGCACCAATATAGTTCTGGCCATCCTGGTCCAGCTCGGCACGCGCGCCGGCATGCAGTGCCTTTACCCGTAGCAAGTCGTGATAAATGTAAGCCCTCCCCATTGGCTTGCCATCACGCAGCCCATACGACACCCCAATAGCACCCATCTTGCCCGGCCCGATCCATGGGAGCGGATCCGGCCGCGCATAGACCTCGCTGTTTCCTGTTGTGGTGTCCAACACGGCAGATAGCGTATAGGGGCGGTCATTCGTTTCCAGTTTCCCGGTGGTCAATACCTTTTTGGTCTGGTCCTTGGTAATTTGTGCCGGCAGGTTCAGCTTTGCCTTCACCTTGTCCGGGTATACATAGACCAGCTTCGGGCGGTAGATGACCTTCTCGACCGTGCGTACTTCCTTGGCTGCCGGTAACGATACCGACATTCCAACAACCGGCTTGGCACGCGGCCAGAATGTCCATGCGGCTGACAGCAGGCCGATGATTACCGCCATCAACAACAGCGAAAACAGATTGTTTTTGATCCAGTCCATTATGACTTACCTCCCATGCACGTTTGATATTCACCCTGCCGCCGAACTTCAAGCCCGCGCAGGCGCCTGCCCTTGAAGTAAACCCAATTGAGGATTTCCCTGCATGCCCCTGCATAATCGCGGGCATTGAGTTTCTTCACCAGCGTCGATCCGCAAAACGCCTTGCTGCCGATGTTGTAGGAAAGCGAGATGTAGGAGTCGTACTCATTCTGATACAGCGGCACACGCACGCACTGTTTGACCGCACCTTCAAACTTCTGAACATCGGTAAGTGCGCGGGTCAGTGCCTTTGGTGGCGTAATCCTATCGTGTGGCTTAACGCCTTCAGTTGTGCCGAACCCGATAGTTATGCGATCATTAGGAACTGGCTGATATGCGCGATCACGATACCCCTCACTGAGCAAAATCCCCACTAAAGCGGCAGCAGACAAACCTAACCCAGCAACTTTTACACGGTTAACCATAAGAGCCCCCGATATGCCAAACTTCATTGACCTTACTGACCAGAGATTTCACAGACTTAGAGTCATTAAGCAAGCGCCGAACCAAGGTTCGCGTACGGCTTGGTTGTGTGTATGCGATTGTGGCAACCGCGCAATCGTCTATTCGAGCAAGCTGCGAAATGGGCATACCCGATCTTGTGGGTGCTTGCAGCAAGAACGGGCAAGCGCAGCCAACTGCGCCGGAGAATTCCTGCCATGTCGCGGCATTCGAGATAAAGGCATAGATTGATGCGCCGAGATAACCCAGCACGACAATCGCCGTCAGGATCGATAGAAAATTGAATTGCTTATTGGCATCAAGCGGCATCGTCACTTACTTTTGTTAAAGGGATTATTTCCAGGGCGGACACATGCACATCAACCTCATCACCACCGGGCAGCCGCACCTGCACCCAGGTAGGTGCTAAATAGGAAACGATGGTTCCAGGCTCCAGTAGATGCACATCAAGTGACTCCAGGCCAAGGCCGGTAGTATTTCTAACAATGCGCAGGCTTTCTCCAGGCTTTAGGATTCGCATAAATGGCATCCTGGAATTACCCGGTAATGCATCTGGAAATTAATCTTCATCATACATTTTTGGCTGCGCCACAAAACGCGCGACCAGCGCGCCGGCCACAACAAGAAATGACAGAATGGAAAATAGGGTGCGCGGGAACGCATCGGCGAACATCGGCAGCACCACCTCTGCGCCTGACAAAATGGCGGCCAGGGCAATCAGGCGCACGCTCCATGCCTTACGGGCCACGCGTTTCCAATCGTCAATCAGTGTCGGTTTTCTCACTTTATTACCTCATCCAAGGGGGTGGTTTTCCGCTGGTTGCCCATATCCATAGCGAACCGCCAACAACGGCAATGAAAAGTATCGGTTTCCAGATAATCCCTATGCCGCCATTGACACGGGACATGAAGCGCATCATGCCGCGCACGTCTTCCTCGAACTCGCGCAACCCGGCAAGTTTGGATATTTCGGCGATTAACTCAGTCTGCGAAGCAGCCAGCGAATTGATAGCAGACGTGGTTCCCTTGTGCAGTTCGATCATCTCGATGCGAGCGCATAGCAGCTCTTTCAGTATCTTGTCGTTATCGTCCAGGCGCTGGTGCATCCGCGCGAATTCATTTGAGTCATCAATGCGCTTGTGCGCGTGGGATGACGCATCGGTATGCCGTCTATCGTTCATGCTTTTTATCCCCAATGATTTTCACATTGCCCAACTTCTCGACGCTCTTTAATTCCAATTGATGCTTGTATTCTCTGACTTGGCGCACAAGCCTGGGTGAAGCCTGATGACCATGCTCAATGATATTTCTGCGTTTTTCATTGGCCTGATCCAGCACGGACTGAAAGATATTTTTCATCTACTTCTCCCCGATTCTTTTGTTGAGATCCTTTACTGCCCTGCGGTAAAAATCGCGCTCCTTCTTCTCGATTTCAAACACCATCAGGCGCTTCTCGGCCGGGGTCTTGTTGTCCATGGCATTGATTGCGTCAACGGCATCGCGCGCATACTTCGATACGTCCTTGTAGGTATTGACCACTTTCGACAGTCCGCCAATTTCCATGCCGTCGAACTTTCCAACCGCCGCTTTATCGTTGCCGCGCACGGCCCGGTTGACATCGTGAGCAACCGCATCAGCTTTATTGATTGAATCCCAGAAGCGTGAACGCGCATCCGATAGCCGATTGGTGTCGCGCACGAACTTGCGAACCATCGGTGTCGCCTGCAGCTCGGGTAATTCCCCTTTGGTGGCCAGACGTGCGGCTTGCACGGTATCCATAAAGAATCGACCGGTACCGCCTGTTGCCGACTCCCACAAGAATTTGAGCGTTTCCGGCGATACATCGACCGATCCAGCCTGTGTCGAGGTGCCGCCAGTCATCTTGCTCATGCCGCGCGTAATGTCGTCGTATACGCTGCCCCTGGTGCTGCGATACTCTTTCAGGAAGTCAGGGCGGTTTTCGTCAAACTTGGATTCAGGCATGATCTGGCGCCCCAGCCCGCTGGTGTTGTCGGCCACGCGCGCGAAGATGCGGAGCGGTTCAAACGGGGTTATTTCCTGTAGGGTGTACTTCATATCCGGTTTGTCGCCCAGCGGATTCAATGGCGCGATGTTATCCAGCAGGGAACTGGCAATGTGGTAGGACTGTTCGGTAACGTCCTTGCCGCGCTGCAAGTCATAAATGGCGTTTCCGAGCGCGAAAGCGATGCCGTGGCCATAAGGCACGGAAATCTTGACGACCTTATCGCCCACCTTGATGAGCATGTTGCGGTCTTTCTCGTACTGCGGTATTTCGTCCCATTCATCATCGTCGCCATAACCCAGCGCCAGCAGATAAGCCAGACCGGTCAGCGCGCCCATCATTGCCCATGCCTGCCCTTTGTGGTCGCCCTTGGCCAGCGCGTGCCCCATGCTGGCCGCACCCTGAATAGAGGCATTGGCAAACAGGTAGAGCGCCGACAGTTGGGAACCAATCTCGCCCTTGCGGTTAAAGTTCACGGTTGAATTCTTGGCGGCTGCCGCTGCCTGGTTGCGACTCTTGCCGGCTTCGATCATTGAGCGATACAGCGCCACCCGCATGCCGTTCTCTGCGGCTGAGTTCATGTGCTCGATCCAGGCAGTAACCAAATGGACCGACTTTCTCAGCGCCACCGTGACCGCCTTGCCGGGTTTGTTTTCCTTGAACAGCTGGCGCACGCCCACTGCTTCGTCATAAGCGGTTTGCACGTCCTGCCCAATACGCTCAAGGTCGCCCAGGTAAGCGGCGCCCGTATTGCCGCCGTCCTCGCGGTACGCCTTTACCCATGGGCTCGCCTCTCCGCTCATGGAATAGCGCAGCATGTCGCGCAGTGAAGGGATCCAGTTTTTAAGGGTCTTAGCCGCAATGCCGGCGCCGTGTTCGCCAGTCACATTAATTAGCCCGGAAATCAGGTCGCGCTGGATGTTGGATACGATGAATTCCGGGTTGATACCGGTATAGGCTTTGGACAGGAAGGTATTGACCTGCCGCCCCAGCGCAAGCACACCTTCCAGGTGCGTTTGCCCCATCTTCTTGTAGCCTCGCGCCAGCAGCGGGTCATTCAACTGGATCCGCACGGTATTGCCTTTGACGTAAATCTGAACCTCGTTTTCAGCCAGGCTACCGGACGCCATGGAGGCAACAAACGGATCGCCTACCGTCTTGTTCACCACGAAATTACTTGGCGACTTGTTAGTGTTCTTCACCATGGTCGTGATGAACAGGTCCGCCTCTTTGCGAGTGTCGAATGACGCAATCTGCATGCCGCGATCTTCTACCGCAAACGATACTTGACCGGGGCGCAGCACCTGACGCTTGACCGGCTTATCGATCGTCCATAAGTCCTGATTGGGAACCGCGGCCACCAGTGACGCAAGGTGTTGGCCAACCCGGTTCTTCTCGGCCAGGTAGATTGCACGCTCGCGCGCATGGATGATGTTCTCTACCACCCATTCATCGCGCGCTTTGTGGCCCAAGGCACGGCGCCGTTCGCCGCGCGAGTTGACCGATAACCCCTTGCCGGTTGCCTGGCCCTGCGTGGGATCTATCGGCCCGCCGCGTAACGGCACATAGTTTTTATAGGAAGCGTCCCATGCATCGGCCATTTCCTTGCTGATGATGCCGGCATCCAATAGGGTTTTCTTGGTGTCGTCCGTGATCGACCGGAAATCCTCGGCCAGTGTTTTGAACTCGGCCGCATTGGGCATCGAATCATAACGGCTCAATGTTTCCTGTGCCTCGGCATCCGTCATGCCGGAACCGTTCGGCTTGCCGTAGCCATCGACCGCATTCGGATTGATGCGGGCGATCTGGGCATTGCGTTCTTCGGCATGATTGGCAACGAGGTATTCACCAATCTGATGCATATTGAAACCGGACTTATGGATTTTCTTGATAAGCGGCATCAGCCGGTCTTTGCGGAAATCCTCGATCTGTCCGGCAATCTTGCCGTGCATGCGTTCCTCGGCGCGGTAGACATCTTGCCTTTCGGTCAGCTTGACGCCGTTTTGTTTCAGCCAGTTCTGAATCACCGTGAAGCGGTTGATCTGGTCCTGATAAATGCGCTGCGCTTTCCTGAATTTTGTCTCTTGCGGGATACCAGAAACAGAAACCCCGCCGGAGGGCGGGGTCTGCTGGGTATTCAGGTAATCAAGATTGGCGCGTTTGCCTAGCCTGTCTGCTCGGAACGTCTTGGAAATGGTGTCACGTAATCGTCCCAGTTCGGCGCGACTCCGGTTTCCAGTGCTGTTTTCATCGCTACTTCGATGTTGTCCCCCTGGCCCTGATTCGCCGCGTGTCTCCACAGGCCTTCCGGCAACTCCCCGAATTGAGCGTGATACTTCACCTGTAACTGGGTTGACTCTGATTCTGAATATTTCATCGTAAGCTCCATAAGCAATCGGCAATGCCTGACGCATCATGTCGGGCTCACCAAAGTATAGCACCCCAAGGCGGGCGAACAACTCGGCCTTTATCCTGTCGTTTGCAATGTTAAGTTTTGGTCCGAACGGGTATTTCAAAAACCTTGCATATACTCCATCGTCCTTATAGTGCCGCTTCGCTTCCAGCGCGATGTCGCCGGTTGCCGGATCAAGCCGCTGGCTTCCCGCGCTCAACGTCCTGCCAGGCGCGATCACGTCAACGGCATGCATGATTTCCTCGGCCATGTATTGCGCAGCCTCTGCGCGGCCAATAGCCAAGCCTACGTTGATTTCAACTGCGCGGCGCTCCATATTGAACCGCATCGGCACATGCGCAGGCAGCGCCGGATTTTCCTCAATACCCAAACCAAGGCGCAGCCCGGTTATATGCTCGGCATCGGCAAGCGTGGTTTTCGCATCGACTGGATTCGTTCCAAGGTTGGCATAGGTTGTAAACGCTGCCGCTTTCGCGGAATCCAGTCCAGAAGTAGAAACCCCGCCAGTAGGCGGGGTCTGTTTGGGCGGGTTAGGTGTGCTCGGCGGGCTTTCGTATGTGGTGCCGGGAGACTCGACAATATTTGGACTTTTCTGGTCGAAGTTGCCATTGTTGCCGATGGCAGATTTAATTTGTGCCGGGTCGAAGGCGATGATCTCATTGTCGTGTTCATTGATGATCCCGTCATACCCTTGCTCTCTCAGGCCGTCAACTTCGGCGCGGCTGATTGCGGCAGATCCTAGCGATTCGTTGATGACCTTTGGATTTTTGATAGACGCGTAGACTGGAATGACGTTCCCGCCCGTGTAGTCCGCGCCGCTGCGTTTAGCTTGATATGTGTATAGCGCTGCATATTTCGGGTCTTTGATAAGGTAGATGCCTGCCATCCAGTCGGCATTACCGCCCATGTCTTGAGCAACGCCAGCGCGCGACTTAAGTTCTGTGATGTCTCGCGGCGTACCGCGATACACCACCAGCGGCTTACCTTCGGCGTCCACTACCTTGCTGTCACCAAACCATTTCTTGAACGCCGCACTCTCGGTCTGCTTGGTGCGGTACTCATTGGCGATCTGGCCGACGCGGCTCTTGCCACCGCGTTGCTCTAAGCGCGTCACCGGCAGATTGCCAGTTCGCATGATTCCATAAGCGCCTGCGGAATACCCATTCTCTGCGCTTACTACGTCCCGCAGTACTCCGGCATTCAGCAACGACGGATAATCAAGCGGGTGGCCAGGAACGATGGCGAACAGGTGCATTGATCCCGTTTCGCGGGTAGCGCGCTTGAGCATGGCCGCTGCTTGCAATTGCCCATACGTTGTATTTTTGATCTTGCGCAATGATGCGGTCGGTATTTCAGCGGCCAGCGCAACTCGGCCTTGTGCGTTTGTGCCGATAATCGTCACATACCCATCCTTGATTTGCAGCTGCTTGGATAGACTTGCGAGCGCTTCTCGCGTCCGTATGTTCGCGCCGAGTATAGGGTGCGATACCTCTGGATTGGCCTGCATATCCATGCCCGCCAGTTGGGGGGCTTTGATGACATCTGGTATTGCGATGCCATGCTTGTCAATAGCGATATGCCCGTACTCATTGTGGTCGATGATGACATGGCCCAGGAACCCATGCACTTTGGCGGCTGTGCGCTCGGTCAGCAGCAAGTCTTGCTTTGATGGCGCGGACGCACCCGAAGGGTGGTTATGCAGCATCCAGTAACCTGATGCACCGAAGCGTGCCTTGTCTTTGGCAACCTGGTACAGCATGTTTTCCGGCATGTAGACGGCGCCAGGCAGTCGTGACGAATAAACTGACTCGCCTAGAACTTGCCCGTTCTTGTCGGTATAGATCGCGCGGAATGTCTCGAAACGAGGATCGCGCAGCACTTGCGCAATGGTGGCTAACTGCTCGGGGGTTTTTGCTTCCTGTCCAACCAGGCTTGTTCCACCGCTTGCTCTAAAGTCAGCGGAGATACCAGATGCAAGTAAGGCGACGCCGTGCCGTCCAGCATGTTTACCGAGGATGCGCCGCTCAACGTCGGCGAGGGCGGCTCGGCCGGCGTCAAGCTGTGCTGGTTTTGTTCCGTCACGAGTTTCAAGGTGGTCATATGGGTCAGTGTAGGACGGATTGGACGGGTCGGCAATGTTTCCATAATTTTCTGACGGTGAATAAAGCGAACCGGCAATCGGCGAGCCTTTTAATCCCCCTGGTACGAGTGCGCCAATCTGAGCCAGTAGCTCTCGCCCTCGTCCGCTGCGCGCTTCGCGTGCCATGGTATTTGTGAGAGCGACTCTTTTAAGCGTCGCGCTTCCGATTGGCGACTGATCTTCAGCCTTGCCCCCCTCTCCTCCGGGCTTTCGTGCGGATATGATTTTGGCAAGGCCCCGTTGGCGAAGTACTCCAGGGAGTCGTCTGATAATGTCGTCGAAGTCGTCATTGGTAAATTCCGTTCCATCCATCCGCTCAAAGCGGTGCTTGTCGAAATTATAGATCACATCTTTTATTTCAGGAACCAGCCTGCCAGTATTAATTGCGCTGGTCTTAATCATCTCAAGCAGATTATTCTCATCATCGCCTGGCACCCAATTGATGGGGCGAGCAATGCCATCAAGCACAGTTCCTTGCTTCGCAGATGGGTGCATCTGGTATTCGTGCGGACGGATGAAGTCTGTTTTACCATAGCGCAACGCCAGAGAAAGCATGTTCTCGGTGCGGCGCAGCAGCGCAACATCAGACAGTCCGGCCGGGTCACCGATGAATACCTTGCCATTGGCCTCGGCGTAGCTGCCCACCAGCTGATACAGCTTGGTGCCACCGCTGATACCTTCGCCCAGCCGTGACGCATCGAGCCATACTTCGTTTTTGTCATTCTCATAAACGAAGGCATGCGTCTTGTCCGGCATGGTCACCAGCCATTTCCTGGTGATGCCGGCCTTCTGCTCATCCATATCTGGCTTGTCAGCCAGTGCGCGCATGTTCGGGTTGATTTCACGTGCTGCTGATTCCATATCGAACGAATCAGGGGTTGGGTTCTGGAACATGTCCATGTCGCCAGCGAGTATCTTCCATGCCGCAGATCGGATGTCGTTATTGTATGGCATAGATGGAGACTTCAGCGCCATTCCCCCTTGATCTGCTATACTGGAATCACTGCTTTGGCCTTGAGCGATGGGGGTACCCTGACCGGATTCATTTTCAGGAGTGCCAGCATACAAGGGCTGTTTTCCGGCGACAGTAGATGCGGGTTCGCTCCCACCCCACAGCAGTTTCATTCCTTTCTTCTGTTGCTTCTCAAGATAATCCCGGCTTGCTGGGAACGCGGTATTGATACGGTAAAAATCACCCGTATTGTCCGGCTCAAGCTGAACGAACATCACGTCCTGTCTACCACCATCTACGGCAACCAATAATTGCCTACCTGATGCCTGCAGTATTTTATTGAAGTTTTTAGCAACGTGCGCTATGAATTCCTGCACGCCGCTAAAACCGGCACCGCGAATCTGCTGACCGTGATTTGCCTCAATATGATCAAGCCCGTATCCAGTTCCGTCAGAATTTTGTACGCCTTGCGTCAAGCGAATTTTCCCGGCCTGACGACGCATGGACAATGCCTGATCTGCCGTGATTTCTCCAAAGTTGATAGATCCATCTGGTGAAGTCACGAATCTATCAATTTGGTTATTGCTTGACGTTTCCGAAGGCGATACAGAAGCCGCACTAGTGCTTGCACTTGCGGTTTCTGCCGGTTTCGAGTCGAGTTCATCGGCTTGGCGCAGCAGGTCAGCGGATTTCGCCATCTTCTCCATTGCCTTGTCGCGCCTGTTGCGGTCCGCGGTTGAGCGAATCGGCTGCCCTGGCTCAATCCCGCCAAGCATTTTCTGCGCTTCTTTCGTGAGGGCGTCGGCTTGTCTGCGGAGTTTGTCCGCTTCGGAAAGCGGTTTTGTTTCGGCCAACGCCTCGTCTGTCAATTGTTGGAGCGTTTTCTTGGGTACCGGTTGCGCAAGCAGATCGCTCTGTCCTGGGTTGGCATCCGCCGCCCGGCCGGATCCGGACAGGGTGAAGCTGTCGCGCTCACTATCGGCCTTGGCCTTCGCCTCGGCTGCTGCATCATCCTTTGCCTTGGCATCCGCCTTGGCCTTGGTGGCCTTCTCGGCAGCGGCTATTTCTGCCGGGCTTTGGCTTTCAAGGTTAAAGCCCGCATCTGGAGTTTGGTCACTGCCAATTCGAGCACTTTCTTGCGGCGCTCTGGCGGCAACTCCTTCAGCCGCTTGAGTATGTTGGCCTTGCGGCTTGAGTTCTGCATTGATCTCTTCCTCCGTGAATCCGAGCGCCCGCATGGCCTCGGCTTCGCTCATTGATCCTGCTGCATCCAGGTCGGGCAGCCCTTCGTCATCAAGCAGCGCCAGCGCGTCTTCATCATTCGCGCTGTCTGCTGCCATGTCGGACAGCGTTTCATCTGCCGCCGGAATTTCAGCTTCATGCTCGCGCATGCTCAGTTCGGCGTAGCGCTGTTCCTCTTCCGGAGTCATCACCGGCTCGCTGGCAAGCGCCTCGCCA